GTACTCATTGGCGGGTTTTTTGAGATGGTGGACAAGGTGGATGTGGACATCGTAGTCACGAGCAACACTGGTCAGCTCATCAACAAAGACCTTTTGACCGTTGTAGTCGTCTTCACCCTTAACGCACTTGGCAAGGTTGTCAACAAAGATGTGGGAGATACCCAATTCCTTTGCACAGTATCGAACCATACCGATGACAGTCTCGGCATTGGCCGTTCCCATCTGGTCGTACAGCCACATGGTTCCATCGGTCCAATGGCCGAACTGGTCGTACATGTCGTCTAAGGCTTCAATTCCCCTGTCACCCTGGAACTCAGGCATGAAAGGGTTACACCCGATCCACATCCTTGCCATACGCTGTAGGGTGACTGATGGCTTCATCTCGAAAGAAGCAATGCAGACCTTTTCACCCTGGCCTATCAGTGAAAGGGCAACTTGGGAGGTCATCAGGGATTTACCGTGACCGTTTTGTCCTGACCAAAGGGTTACCTCACCTTTGCGAAACTCAAAGTTTTCCTTAGTGTGGTCCCAAGGAAGGTAAGACACTTTCTGGTCCTTCTTGGTCCTCAGCCTTGCTTTGATGTAATCAATGTAGTCTGAAGCCTTCTTGACCTTGGTTTGGTTGTCGGTTTCTTTGAGGTACTTGGTAAAGTCGATTGTGTCTGGGGTTAGTACTATTGCCATTTCATTTCCCAATGTAGATTTCTGACCATCCGGTCTGCCTGAAGTGTGGTTGACCAAGGAGCAACACACAACTGGTGATTACCCTTGCTTTGGCATCAATCAACTTCTGGTGAACAGCCTTTGCTCTTTGTTCATCAAAGCTTGACAGAAAGACGGTAAGGCCAACAACGAACCGTAAGTCCATGTTGTGCAGGTCGTCTTTTGCTATGCAGATGGTTGGGGAGTCATCCCACTCATGCCACTCATGGGCATTCAAGGAAAGATGGTCTTCAATGGAGATGTACTGGGGTGCTACTCCAGACATCCGCATGTTGATCAGGGGTTGATGGCCGATCATCCTGCCATCCTTTTCAGCCGCTCTGCCGTGGTTAGTTGAGTGTGAATGTCAGGCTTCTTGGCAACCCAATCAGCTTTAAAAGACACCCAATTCCGCAAAACCGTTTCTTTCAATGCGCTTTCCAAAGGCCAACCAGCTATCTTTGCTTGCTCAACCAGCATATCCATCACCAAGGGTGTAAGAACAGCCTTTTTGCTCTTTCGATGCTGAACAAAAGAATTCCAAACTTCAAAAGAAACGCCTTCAGGCTTGGCAACAGCAGTTGCCTTATGTTTTATTACTGGTTTATCTTCCTGTTTTGTAGCCAGATTCTGACCCACCCCTCCGTCAGATTCTGACTGACCCTCGGTCAGATCTTGACCTACCCCCTCAAGAATGTATTGATTGGGCAAGCTAACACCATCTCTAGAAACATGAATAATTCTAAGAAATCCAGATTCCTCAAGTCCCTTAACATGGTTTTTCAATGTTGATAAACCCATCCTGCATTCTTCTGCCAAAAGTCTGTGTGATGGATTGCAGCGACCTGTGTGGCCGTTTGTGTGATTTGCAAGCAACAACAAAACAAGCTGCTGGCCGGAATTGGCTGTTTTTTGCTTAACAGCCCAAGCCATAACTTCAAAGCTCATCTTTTTTACCACTAGCTGCTTCTACAATCATTTTTTGACGGTTGTAGATTTCCATAAATTGATGAACAGTCAATTCAACAAATGATTCTGATCCATCCATATGGGTTTGCGTAATCCAAATACGCCCCTGTTCAGCCGTTATTACAGTCTCAATCTCAAATGGGAAAAAAAGCATTTTAAGCTCCAAAAAAAAGGGGCTACACCTGCTGTCTCACCCTTGCGGATGTTGGCGGACTGGCTCAGTACCAGCAGACAGCATGTGTAACCCCACTGAGAAACGCCGCCAAGCGTTATTTGCGTGGATTATCTACGATCCAAAAAAGTACCGCAACTACTTCTTCTTGGCAGTCTTCTCAGACTTCTTGAAGTCAGCAGCAGATGGTGCGCCTTTGCTTCCAGGCTTACGCATCTTTTCCTTGGAGCCAGCTTCAATACGCTCACGCTTTGCATGAATGTTGGCATATAGACCTTGTTTCATGTTCTGTCCCATATAAAGTTGCAAGAATCACATTTCTTGTAAGACTCTACTTTATCGTAGTCATTGAATTGTCTCTCACGGCCACTGTCAGAACCACAGACAGGGCATCTAAACTTCTTGCGAAAGATGGCATCAAAGTTGTTGGCAAATGTTTGGTGGTTGACCTCAAAGGGTCTTGGTGCTGAACCCTTAGACATTGTCAGAACTCATCGTCATCATCAAGCATGGACCGCTCTTCTTGTTTCCTCTGATAGTAAGAATCCAGCAAGGCTGCTTTTTGTTGGTCAATCTTATAAGAGCCATCAGGCTCTGGCATCAGACCAGCACGGGGTGCATCGTATTGGAAGTCATTTCGCATTGAGTTTTGCCTTTGAGTAAAAGTTGAGGGTTTTGCGTTCCAGTGTTTTGACAACAGCAAGGTTGTTCATGCTTGACCTTTCAGTCTTGGTAAACAAAGTTGCCTTGTTTGTTGCCCAATCAAAGGGGCTTGGTTTCGTAGATTTCATGTATTGATTTCACCTTTCTTTTGCTTGCAATTTCTGTTGCCCTAATTAAAGCACCAATGATGGCTGCGTCCCAATCGTCCTCATCAAGGTACTGGGACAGTCTATCGGTGGCAAGTACGATCATGTCGTATGCCAGGGTTTCTTCAATGTTGTCTAGGTGGCTCATAGAGTGAGCCTAACAAAAAACTAAGACGGTGCAATAGGGGTAAACACCTATGTATTTGCTAAAAAAAGGCATGTACAGTCATTGCTCTTGCTTAACGAAAGGAACTCAATGAACACGCAAGCTCTTATCAAGGTTCGACAAATGTATTGTGTTAACGGTGTGCCAACACACACACAACGACACAACTGCCGGGAATGGATTAAATCAATCCGTTACTTAGGTGACAAATGGCTTCTTGCCAAACCAGTGAATCGTAAATCATGAGTCAAGAACAGTTCTACCAAACAGTGCAAATGCAAGAGGAATATATGAAGACATTTTTGGAAGAAGCTAAAGAAAACCTCATCGGTGTTTTTTATTGCCCATACTGCATGGAGCCTAAGGGCCACAAGCTGTCGTGCTGTAAAGAAGCCCACTTCTTGGAGTTCCAAGATTTTGATGACGCAACACAAACAAAAATTGTGCAAGAAGAATACGACCTAATTTACGGAAGCAACTAATGAACATCTACCAAAAATTAAATGATGCTCGGCATAAGTTTCACAGCGTTGAACTGAAAAAATCAGGCCACAACAAATTTGCCAACTACAAGTATTTTGAGCTTGGTGATTTCATTATTCCTGCTTTAAATATCTTTGATGAAGTTGGCTTGACAAGCATCATCAGCTTTAGCAAAGAATATGCTGATATGCGAATCATCAATGTGGAAAAGCCAGAAGAGGTGATTACCATCTCTTCACCCATGTCTACAGCGGCTTTAAAGGGCTGTCACGAGGTCCAAAACCTTGGGGCAGTACAGACCTACCTTAGACGCTATTTGTGGGTTGCAGCGCTTGAGATCGTTGAACACGATGCCTTGGACTCTTCTCCAAAATTAACTGAGGAGGGGGTCAAAAAGAAAGGCAATGCTCCGGTAGTCACACCCCGTGGTGGAATTGGTGACGACCTTTCTCAAGAAATAAAAGACTTCCTGACTGATTTGGCAGCAGGAACAACAGAGTTGGTTGACCAGGGTAAGGCTAAAGAAGCTCTTGCCATGATTGACGAACAGGCATTGGAGCCAGATCAACGTGTTTGGCTGGCAAACCAAATGTCTTCCACCGTGCGTTCTGCACTCAAAAATGCAAAAGGTTAAATAATGGCTGAATTTGATAATACTAATCGTGGTTCCTTGTTCAAAAACGACAAGAAAACAGAAGAAAAGCACCCCGACATGAGCGGTTCCATTAACATTGATGGGACTGAATACTGGATCTCTGGCTGGAAAAAGCAAAGCAAAGCAGGAACAGGCTTTATCAGTCTGTCAGTGCGTCCTAAAGAACAGACACGCCAATCTAGCCAACCAACCCCAAAAGCCAAAGCTCAAGACTTTGACGATCTTGATTTTTAAGGAGCAACCATGAAAAAAGTATTAGCAGCGATTGCCCTGGCAACAGCAGCAACAGCAGTGTGGGCAACATGCACCACTCACAGTTACACCATGAACGGTCGGTTTGTCACTTGCACAACTTGCTGTTATGGAAGCAACTGCACGACAAACTGTTTCTGATTTTTGGCCGAAAGCGGATGCTGGTTATTGGGGAAACGTGCCTGAGACTACAGAGAGACACCAGACGCAGCGAGTAGGCCAACTTATAAGTAAGTTAGTGAAGTTATCGCAACTCACTAACTTCTTAAATATCTTTTAATATCTGAAAAAGGATAATGCAATGCAAGAAAATGAAATGTACAAGATTGAAAAGAAAATACCTTTTAATAAACCAAAGAAAAAAAAACAATCTGCAAGTAAATACCCATTCCAAAAGATGATGAGTGGCGATTCATTTTTTGTAAAAGGTGATGCAAAAAAAATTCAATCATTGAGAATGAGTTTGCATTTTTTCAAAAAGACAACAAATATGAAATACATCTACAAAACACGCAGAACTGAAACAGGCGTGAGAGTATGGTGTTTGATGAAGGATTCAAAATGAAAGAGACACAATCTTTTCAAATGACCGAGTTCTTGGTCATGCAGTGGGCACAAGATCGTGGAATCTATGAGAACGGTACAGCACTAGGCCAAGCCAGCAAAACAGTTGAAGAAGCTTGTGAGCTACTGGTTGCTATTGCCAACAATGACAAAGAAGAGATTGCTGATGCTATTGGTGATGTGATGGTCACCCTGGTCAACGTAGGTGTGTTGTGTGACCTAGACTTGCGTCAATGCTTTTATAACGCTTACAAGGTCATAGAGCCACGCAAAGGCTACATGAATAAGGCTGGCGTTTTTGTTAAGGAGTCGTGATGCTTTGCGATACCTGTGTAAATTCAATTCATTGCGTGAACCTTGGGCATTGCAGTTTAAAGGCATCTGCCCTTGATAAACAAGTCTCAGGCAATCACTACAAAGACAAAGGCATCCAGCCCATTGTTTACATCCATGCAAATGATCTAGGCTTTTGTGAAGGCAACGTAGTGAAATATGTCACTAGACATAAATCCAAAAACGGCGCTGCTGACATACGCAAGGCCATTCATTACTTAGAGTTGTTGCTTGAGTTGGAATACAAAGATGACACCCCTGCTGCCTGATGTTTGTCGGTGTGAACCAGTGTTCCCTGATAACTATTGCAAAAACTGTCGGCGTTGGCTCAGTCACCCTGAACAAGTGACTAGTCCACGTACTCCAATTGTCAGGGTAGAAACAAGTACATCAGAATCTTGCTACTACATTCCAGTATCACTCTTGAAGAAATAGGGCAATCTCAGCCTTACGGCGTTTAACGAGTCCTGGCAGTACTCGGCCACCACCCTTGGTCCAAGACATAAAAGCCTCAGCAGCACCCTCCCAATCGCCTCTATTAGCCTTTATGCGAATAGTGGAGCGTTGAAGGTTGCCTAATCCAGCATTAAAGGCAAAGCTGACCAAAGCGTCAAAGCTGCCTTGACGGCCAACCACGCTGGGAACAAGTCGTAAAACACCACGTTCAAAAGAAGCGACATCCTTGCTGAAGAGATCATCAATTTCTTGCTTTGACCAAACACGGTTGTCCCCTTGTCTCAGTGAATACTTCTTGCGAATAACAATGTTTGGTTTGTCAGTAACAACAGGCAAACGGATTTGATCCTGGTACAAGACATGGCCGTAACCAATGGTCCAGATGTCTGCTGGGCAAAGGTAAGGTTTATTGCGAAAACCCTCATACCGATGCATGAGGTCTAGGCCAGCTTTGCTTAACTTCACTTCTTGCTCCAGCCACGAGAGCCAAACCAAAACCCTAGTATGCCACCAAGCATTGCCATTTCATCAACGCTAAAAATTAAATCTGAGTAGCGGATGATGTCATCAATGCTAGTGATTAACCCAGGTTGTTGATAAAGATAAAACGCCATGAAAGCATTGATTGCCACCAGCTCAAAAACAAAAATGTAAGTGACAGTAGGGCGAACAGTGCCGACATAGTTGGCAACCCATTTACTGGCCTTTTCAAGCACCTTTTCATCATGGGCAAGAGCCGCCTCAGTCATCTGGGCATCAGTCTGCATCTGGATCTGATCGGTTCGGACCTCTTCAATCTTCAATTGAGCAGCAAAACCAGCAGCAGCCATTTGCAACTCACGTTCGGTCTGCATCTGCGCTAATGCCAGTTCGTGCTTTTGGTCAGCCTTGTTTTGAAAGTACTCCAGCAGTTTAGGAAGGCCAGAGATCAACAGACCCCCAAGTGTTGAGAATAGTGAAAGCATCAATTACCCCTTTTAGTCAACATGGCGCTGGCAATCTCCAGCATGAAACGAATTTGGTCAAGGTTTTGTGGTTGCTCTGCCCAACCCAC